GTTAAACTAGAGGGTGAATGGTCGTATCAGGCTGAGATTATAACCGAAATTACGAAAAAGATACCGTCCGGGAAGTTTAAGTACTCAACAGCGGCTATCTGTATCCCAAAGCAGAACGGTAAGACGTTTACCGCATCTCTCATTATGGCATGGCGGTTTATCACTCATTTTAACGTTCAGGGGGTCGTTGCTTCCAATTCCAAGGATCAGGCATCATCGGTAGTATTCGATACGTTCAAATCGATAATACGCTACTCACCGGAGCTCCTCAAGAAAGTAGGATCTGAGAACATCCTGGACAAAGAAATAAGGCTTCCGAGAACAAATAGTGTCGTAACCGTTCTCTCGTCATCAAAAGCAGCAGCGTGGGGGTATGGAATCGACCTGGCAGTAGTAGACGAAATCCATGCAGCACCGGATGATGAAGGCATATATAACATCCTGGCATCTCAGGCGGGCCCTCGTAACGGTCAGATCATTCTTCCTTCTCAAGTATCCTCTCAACTTAACATCCTCTACCACCTCTACCAGGTCCATCAGCAAAAACTGGATCCATCTCTCTATTTTCTCTATATCCGCGGTTATAACCCCTCACCTCTAGTCACAAAACGATGGCTGGACTCTCGTAAGGCTCAGCTTACCCCAGCTCAATACGCTCTCTACCATGATAATGACTGGGTATTCTCAACCCGCAAACTGTTTGATCCCGGGAAAATAGGAAAAGCGGTTGTGAATGGAGAGAACTATCAGATACCGGTCAAAAGAGAAGAGCTAATGGACTGGGAACATCAGCTGGGAACGAAGTTTGCAATCGGAGGCGGACTTGATCGCGCTCTTCCATATTCCAAACATGGGGATGATACGTTCTGGTCAACAGTTGCGAAAGGAAAGACTCGAGGAGAAGAGTATTGGGTAATCTTAAATCAACAGCTTATGGAGAACTCCAGCGAAAAACTGATTAAAGAGGCGATTCTTACCGACCATAAAAGATACAGACTTCAGAATGTAGTATTAGAAGTATATCAGGCAGCCGATCTCTTTCAGTGGACAGTCGAGCAGGGAATAGAAGCAGAAATTGTCCATCCGGTTGATAAAAATCAGGTTAGTTCTTTTACTCGCTTTCATCAGATAGTCGATCAAGAGCAACTTGCTATCCCAGAAGGACTCCCAGCTGCATACGATAGTAAAAACGGTAGAAATGGCGGGAGGTTGCCGGTTCTCGTTAAACAGATGAAAGAGTTTGAACATGAGATGGATGGGGCCGTTCCCAAGTTCGGACATAAGCCTGGGACAAAATATCATGATGATGCGGTATACTCACTCAACTGGGCGATATATGCATTGCGTGAGAAAGAGGTTTACGAGCATACAAAGAAACGAAGGCCGCAACGTCAGATATTGGGTATGAATCCGTATACAGGAAGGTAGAAAGAGAAGAGATGGAAGTTGAATGTCCTACATGTGGGAGGAAGGTAGAGTTCAAGTTGAGTGATAAAGACACATTGTTCTCATTGCAGGACTGTGTAGTGTGTAAGGTAAACTTTACCCAGATAATACGGAATCTTAAGATAGTTGATGGAAAGATAACAGGGGAGATTGTAGGAACGGAGGAAATATGTGGAGTTGATCTAAATAAAGGAGAAAGTGACGATGGCTAGAAAAAAGAAAACACAACCGACCGACTTGGGTCCGGGACCTCCTTCATCCACAATGCTTGAAAGGGCAAAAAAGGTTCTGGACGAACGGCTGAAAGCAAGTAAGCAGATTGTTAACTCAAAAAAGGGTAAGTGGAGTACGTGGGATAAGATGTATAAGAATGAGCAGCTTCGTACCCGTATCACAGGAGAATCTAACCTTGTCCTTCCTAAAGCCGACTATATCGCAGAAGTTATCTCATCAAAAGTGATTAACTCCGTGTTTTCTGTCGCAACATGGCTGACCATGAAGCACCCGGAGATTCCAGCCGCAGTACTGGCCGATCAGCAGAAATTCTTCATGTGGGTGATGGACAAGCGTGTAAACTTCTACCTTACGGCAATTGAGCTGTTTAAGTCCTCTCCTATTAAGGGTACATCGATATGTAAGGTATTTATGCGGAATTTCTGGCCTTATGTCGAGTTCCTGGACCTGGAAAGCTTTCTACCCGATCCAATGGCTAGAAAACCCGGTGATATTCAGTCCATGCGATATTGTATGCATCAGTTTAATAGAGATCTTCAGCAGATTAAACGGTTTACCTCTCCCTTGGGCCATTCTATCTATACGAATATTGATAAGCTCGAGGCCCAGAAGGAGGCAAAAAAGAAGGAACAGATTAAGATGCCAGGGACGGATACGGCTGTTACGGACAGCGTAGAACCCATATTCGATATAGTCGAGTATCATGGGGACTTTGAGTATGAGCAAGGAAAATATGGTGAGTATATCATGGCTGCTACCCTCAAGAATAAAACAGATGATGAAACAGATATTACTATTCGATGTGAACCGTCAACATTTAAAGTAAGAGACGAGTATAGCGATGAAGATATCTACCTAAAACCGTTCGTTGCGAATATTTATAGTGTCAACCCCGGGGAGTTCTATGGCAAGTCTGCAATCTCATCCGTTGAATCTCTTATAAACGAGCAGACCGATCTTCACAATATCTATATGGACAACCACAAACGTCTGGTCAATGGGATTACTAAGGTTCTGAACAGGAGTGATCTTACCAGGGAAGATCTTCCGCAAACTCCAGGTGCCATGTGGTTTATGGATTCCTTTGATGATGTAGAGGTAGAGACTCCACAGGAAGCAAATCTTCTTGCGTATAAGGCAATTCACGAGCTGCTTGACAGGGAGATTGAAAAAGCGTCGTCCGTTACCTCTTATAACCTTGGAGTAGGTAGAACTAAACGGGAGACGTTCGGAGAGGTTCGATCTATGCTTGCAGAAGCGTCCGACCGGTTCCAGCTCTTTATTCAGATGGCAGACCGTATTACTCTTCGTCCTATTGCTAATAGAGTCTATGCTCTCCTCCGTGAAACAATGGACGTTCTCCAGCGTACGGACTTTATCGTTGATGGGGAGAAACTGGTTATTGATAAAGGAAGCTTACTGGCAAATATGGATGTCCAGTTTGCAGCAACAACCATTGAATCCGAGCACAGTAAATACTCCAAACAACAGACGTTCCCGCAGATGTTACAGGTGTTCCAACAGATAGCAGCCGGTAGGCTTAACGTTGATGAGATATCAAAAGAGATGGGAGAGCTCTTCAACTTCAATAATCCGGAGAGGTTCCTCCATCCATCTGAATCAATCCCGATCTCTATTCTTCCTCCACAGCTTCAGGAGATTGCACAACAGCTTTTAGCCCAGTACCAAGATGAGCAGCAGACCGGTAAGAAAACACCGACACCCTCAGCCCCTCAATTAACCGAGGGTATTCCACAAGGCCTCGGAGGAGGTATGGGATAGAAGAAGAAAGGAGGAACTATGGACGCAGATGGAAGAATAATACCATTAGTAGAAGATGACCAAGGTGAGGGAATTAAGGATTTTGTAATTGATCCGTTGGAACATATAGAAAAAATGAAAGAAGCAATGTTAGAAGGTAAAGAAGTCTTAACAAAAGGCAAAACAGAAAACGAGATGCTGGAACAGATAAACGATAAGCTAGACCGCTTGCTCGAAGTATTTGGAGGTCATCGTTTAATAGATGGTAGGTTTGTTGATATTTCTAAAGCACTACCTTATAATTCAATAAGCGTGAAGTGAAGTTTATGGCCGATGAAAAGACAGAAGTGAAAGCACGAGTAGGATTTGATATCCAGGATTTTATCCGCAGCTTTTCCGGCTCTTTCGTTATGAAAGCTTTCGAGCAGCAGATATCCATTACCTTGCTTGAAATGGGAATGGGGAAAATCCAGAAAGGTGATAGAAAAGGAGAGTTTAAGTGCCAGACACTCTCAGAGTTTGAGCGGACTCGCGGGTTTGCTCTAGGAATTCAGTGGGCTATTGACTTTCTCGAATCTCGCGTAAATGAAGCAAAAAGAATAGAGAAAAGTAGGACTAAAAAAGAAGGGAAAGAGGGGGAGTAGGAGTCAAATACTTGACAAGAGGAAAAATAGTGCTAGAATGGATAATAGGATTACTTAAAGCGCTTGTTAAGGGGCGATACACCGGAGGCGTTAATATCCGCTTCAAAGACGGTGGGATCAGTTCTGTCACTAAACCAAAGGAGAAAAAGGATGGGTTGAAGAAAAAAGAGAAAGAACTAACATTCCCATAAATATAGGTCCACCTTAACACAGTTTAAGCCACGCCTGTTAGTGAGAAGCTCCCTCGCCTCTCACTTTCAGGCGTTTTTTTTTATTGAACCCTCAAAAAAGGAGTAGTTATGGATCCTTTGGCAACAAAACCAGACGTTAACAAAGATCCGGTCCCGTCAGCCGATCCGGGCGTAGCGGCAGGTTCGCCTCCTGCTAAAGACGTTAAACCTCCAGTCTCGTCACCTGGAGAACCACAACCTCCAGCAGAACCACAGCCTCCGGTAGAACCACCTCACGAAGAAAACGTTCCCTATGCACGTTTAAAAGAGGCATTAGACAAGAACAAGGAATTGCAGGCTGCAATCGATGCCGCAGTAGGGCCGAAAGAGCCGGTAGCACCGGCTGCACCCGGCCCTCAAGTTCCGATTGACTTTGCTTCTCTTGGTCTCGCCCCACCGGAACCGCAGCCACAAGCTCCCCTACAACCGGGAGCTCCTTCACCGCTTTCCGCTCCGATTATGACACCGGATGAAATCGAGCAACGGATACGGGACGATATGTATAATAAACCTTATGCTACTTTCGCTCCTATAATTATCGAGCTGGCAAAACAGGTTTATCAAGACCAGAGAAAGAGTGATGCACAGGTTCGCAGTATGCCCGGCTTTCAACAGGTTGAGTCCAGTTACTATAGTATCCCGGACGATGTTGTTCAGCAAGCTCAGTCCAATCCGGAAGTTATCCGGTACCTAATTGCTATGAATGCCCGTAATGTAGCGGGACAGCCGGCAACAGCTCCTTCAATTCCCTTACCAAACCAGCAAACTCTACCAGTTCCAGACCCAAACAATCCGCCAAAGACGATGGAGGAGTTAAAACAACAGTATATTGCCGAAGGTGAGAGACTGGCTGTTGATAAGCTGAGAAATCAGCAGGGGCTTCAGTCTGAAGGGGCAGGTTCTATCCCATCACCATCGGGAGACGAGCCGGAGCTTGACGAGTCTCAGAAGGTTTTTATGCGTAGGCTGGGGATAAAAGATGAGAAGTTTAAAAGCGTAGCAACTCGGCTACAATCTTCTGTTGGAGGTGAAAAGAAATGACAGAAAAAGAAAGACACAACACTAGAGATGACAAAGGAACGTTCGTTAAGGATGGTAATAACCCGCCTCCGGAGACTGAAGACTTTTTCGCATATGAGGGTAGAGATCCTAGCATGTATTATCACTGGGCGGAGAATAACCCTCGTCGAATCCAAGAGCTCAAGAGGAAAGGTTATGAAATCGATCCGGCGGCCAGTAGTTCTCAGGCTGCCAAACGGGTCGATGCTCAACGGGAGTTCCTTAAGAAGGCAATATATGACCCGAACGCAACCAAAGAGAACGTACAGATGGCTAAAGAACTCCTTAACCGCATGGAATCAGTTCCTGTTGATACACTTACGAACATCCCGGGCCACGTTATGATGAGAACCTCTATGGAGAACCGTGCGAAGATCATGAAACGTCGTGAAGAGAAGTCCCGTCAGATGGAAGATAAGATTGAGGCTGATATTCGTGAGCTCAACAAGGCGATGCAACGGAGTGGTAAAGGTGGGATAAAAGCGTTTAAGGATCTGTTCGATAGCGTCAAAGAAGGAGGAGCTAGACAATGACAATTATTCGTGCCAACAATGCGAATCTGATGAAAGCCGGGCTGGATGAGGTGTTGTTCTCTCCGTGGGAATTCGCTCAACCGGATAGCGTGATTTCACAGGTTTTTAATATGGAGACCCACGATAGTCAGTTCAAGAAGTATATGACTATCAAAGGATATCCTCTCTTAACTCAAAAGAACGAAGGCGGTGCTTACACCAATGTCGATGCCGGTGAAGCATGGTGGACTCAACTGGAACACATTGCGTACGGAATGTACTCTACAATCACTCATGAGGCCCAGGCCGATGAGAGATATGGAGTTATCAGTCAATTCCCGAACTCGATGCGTGAGTCAGCTGAAGCAACCATGAACTATCACGCATCTCGCATATTTACCAATGGGTTTAGTGCCGTTCCTACTTATCAATCCTCTAACCGGTCTACGGCTGAATACCTGTTTGACACCACTCATGATCTCAAGGGTGGGGGAACTCAGGCAAATAGGCCGACGGTCGATGCAGACTTAACCGCCACTTCTATCTGGGCAGCTGTCAACGCCTTCTATGAAGTGACAAATGAGTCCGGCCTGCCGTGGGTTAAATCTCCAAAGACTCTCCTAATCCCTCATCAGCTCCAGCAGAAAGCTATCGAGCTGTTTCAGTCTGAGAAATACCCTGAAGATGCTAATAACGCTATCAACGCACTCCGCAAGGCAACCGAGATCAATGTGGTTGTCTGGCCTTACTGGTTAGGTAGTGTTGATTCAACTGCCTGGTACCTTCTGGCAGCCAATAGCGATCATCAGGTGAAATTTGTTTGGAGAGAAAAGGCTCGGACAAAGATGACCACAGAAGATCTGACTGACAACCTTCTCTATTTTATCTATATGAGATATTCATGTGGATGGGTAGACTACAAGGGGACATACGGAACTTCTGGAGCAGCATAAATAAAAACTAAAACCTAGTACCCTCGGTCTGGCAGGTGGCCTAAGAATAATAACCCTGTCAAGTTCAGGATACTCTTAATTTAGGAGGTACTATTATGGCTAATGTAGATCACCCTCACGGGTTAAATGCGGTTATGTCGAGGTTTCATGATACACCTCGTATGACTCTATACAAAGCTCACATTAACACAACTACCCCTGTTGCTATTTTCAGAGGTGATATTGCTCAACTTGAGGCAACCGGGAAAGTTAAAACAATCACAACCACAACCGGTGTTGATGCGGTTATTGGTGTTATCGCTGGACCGTATCTTTCTGCTCTTGCGGCAAATGATAATAAGGACATCTGGATTTACGATGATCCTGATACCATCTATGAAATCCAGTCGGATGGGACAACCGATCCCGGTTCCACAACTGCCCAGGGACATATTGGTAATCAGGTGCCTGTTCTCTTGACAGCAGGAAGCGCTGCATCCGGTCAGTCCCAGATTGAGCTTGATTACAGTGCAATAACGACAGGAACAGCTGATTGCCTGCGGATAGTCGGGCATTATGATCTTGTTGGAAACGACATGACTCTTATGCACGCTCGTTATCTTGTGCAACTGGTCAAGCATCTGGATAAAGCTCCATCAGCGAGCGTAATCTAACAGGAGATTTTATGGAGTGGTCTGACTATAAGGTTTGTATTGGGCTCTGTAACAATCAGGACAAGATTGATAGTTCGTTCTTCTGGAACTTTCAGGACTTACTCAAACCACGTCAGCATATTGTAATCAGGGGGCAGGCTTCTATTAAGTCTGCTTCCCTGAATACAATCCTCAAAGAAGCGTGGAAGTGGAGGTGTGACAAAGTTATCTTCATGGATATCGATCAGGAGTTTCCATTCGATACCATCCCGAAACTTATCGGAAGGAACTTGCCCGTTGTGTCTGGCCTCTACCATCTGAAAAAACCCCCATTCTCTCCTGTAGCCGGTTGGAAGAAGAAAAAAAAGGGGAGGTACAACTACGTTAACTCTAACGGCATCTACTGGAAAGATACTTATACAGAATTTCCGGATAACGATGAGCATCTGGTGGATGTTGACTGGGTAGGTGTTGGATGCCTGATGGTTGATATGGATGTGTTTAGCAAGATCAAGTTCCCGCCGTTTTACGATATCTGGGATAATGAAAACGGAATCAGAAAAAAGGGACATGATATCTTATTCTGTGGGGATATTAAGAAAGCAGGATATAAGGTTTATGTTGATACATGTGTTCAATGTTCTCACGTTGGTCAATTCGCAGTTGACGACCTTTGGGTAAAGGCATATGAAAGGGCCAATATGAATCAGCATCTTCATGACGTTATAAAGGAAAATG